AAAAAGCCCCCAGCGGCCTGTATGGCCCTCTGGAGGCTTCTCGCGATCTTCGTCCCGTTGTTCCGCCACTACCTCAACCCGCGCCCCGATCTGCCCAAATGGAACCGCTCCTGGGCTTCTCTCTGCCGCTCTCCCAGGATCATCAGCACCGCTGACGGTTAGGTCACGGTAGTTCCGATTGCTTCAGCAGCGCTTATAGGTGCCTTGCCGATCCTGCGTGCGGAATCATTCTCAACTGACTCGGCGTCGGTGTGGGGGTGCTGTTACACCCCCACTTTGGTATGGATTCCCGTACCAGCCCTAGGATTTCATCCGTTCTTGGCAGACTGTCGAGTAGTCACTCTCTGACCCTCTAGCTGCGATGTCGGCGGCGATGATCAGGTCTGCTGCGATGCCGCACTGAGTTTCTGACTCGTATGAATCAACGATGACGGTCGGCTCTGTAGCGGCGCCGAGGTAGATGATCAAAATCCACTTCATCCTATCCCGCCTTCCTCAGCGCTTCCTGCTCGATGCTCATGAGCACGCCCCGCATCGCGATCTTCGCTTGCTCGCGCATGTCCTCGGGGAGCATCTCTAGTCGGCGCCACATCGCCCTGAATTCGGCGCTGCCGCTTCGCTCTGCCTCGTCCAGCAGCAATTCGTCAGTTGCGACCCCGAGCACGCGGGCAAGGACTGCGATCTTGTCCCCTGGTGGTGGCCGTTCGCCTTTCTCATAGCCTTTGTACGCGGACTCGGACATGCCGGCAGCCTCCCACACCTGCTGCTGGGTCAGTCCTGCTGCAGCCCGCGCCCGCTTTAGGTTCTCGCCGATTGTCATGGAGTCGCCGCCGTGTGGTTCTTCGTTGCCGAGCATCATCACTCCTGTATGTTTGACCAGCGTCAATATATGACACCGCAGGGTGTTACATTGTGCTTGACGCTAGGGTGTACGATCTTATACCTTCGCAGTCAGGTTATGGACCTTGACGGGAAATGGAATGTTCATCGATTGGCTTACGATCTCACAGGAGCACACGCACGATCTTCCGGTCGTGTGCGATGTGATGACGATCACAATCGATACGAACACCAATGAGGTGCTCTCTACCCGTCAGCCTCGCTTCAAGCATGAGGCAAGCTATTCCACGTCGGTCACGATCCATGTGCAGGGGCGGAAAATCCGCGTTGAGGGCAACCCAAGCCGGGTAGGGCGCCTGGACAACCTGTTCGGCTTCTCGACCATCGAACAGTGTGTCTCGGTCTACAACCAGCTTCTGGCTGAGTACGGCTTGCCGGGCTTCACCCGCTGCACCCGTGTTGATCTGCGGGACGGCGCATCAGGTGCAAAGACCGGTGATCGCGTGGCAGACGGCGCCAAGATCGAGCGCATCGATCTCACCACGAACGTATCGGTAGGCGAGGGCAATGTTCTGGCTTACCTGCGCGGTGTGTCCTCCCAGCGCATCGGGCATAGCATCGGCTTCTTGTATCCCAACGGCCGCACCGTCGCATGGACCCCGCAGGGCAACGGCAAAGGCGGGCGCCTCCAGTATCGCAAGGCCTATGACAAGGCTTTTGAGCTGGACGAGAACCTGCTTCCGAAGATCAAGCGCTTGTACGGCGATGAATCCCCCGAGTTCCTGTATGTGCAGCGCGTCCGCGACTACTGCGCCCTTCATGGTGTGGTTCGTATGGAGCAGGAGCTGAAAAACGAATTTTTGCAGCGCGAATGCTTGGCCTATTGGGGCCTGTTTGACGAACGGCGTTTTGCCGAACTCCACGATGAGTTTTTGAGAATTGACGAGCGACTGAAGGTGACCGCAATGGACATCGTTTCCATATCCGAACAGCTCTTGGCTGAGCAGATCGTAGACACCACCCGTGCAGCAAATACCACCGCCATGTATGCGATTCAGTGGATGCACGGCCAGCAGTTCGACTTCGAAAAGTCTGCCGTGAAGACCCACGCCGCACGCCTTAACCGCATCGGCATCAACATCCGCAACGCCTGCGACACCTCGCGTTTCGCGCCTGTCTTCGTGCGTCAGGCCCGCGAAATCACCAAGTCCACCGTGCTGGCCATTCCGAGCTGGTATCAGCGCCCGAACCATCTACAGGTGGCCGCATGACAGACCATTTCTCGCCAGAACAGATCGATCTCGCTTTTCGGCGGTTGCATGACGCCTGTCAGCGCTTCCCGGTGCTTGTCGACTGTCTTGATCAAGCGTCCAAGGCCTATCGCGATGAGGGCCATATGGATTGGTTCACTGTGATTCTTGACGTGATGTTTGCTATGGACCTTCACGACGCTGGCTTGGCTCCTGAGTGGTTCGTTGAGGGTGGCCACCCATGATCGTTCTCCACGCGATGTTGATCTTTGCCTTTGGCCTCATGGTTGGCTTCGGACTGGCCATCTACCTGGGGCCTTCCAAATGATCGCTGCGACCGTTTCCCTTCTCGCAACCCTTGCCGGTGGCGCCATTGCGCTCTACCTCGTGCGCTTGGAGTTCCGCCCATGAGAACCGTCAGCTTCCAGGGCCCCCAGCTCACCAGCGGCCAGCGCCGCCGTCTTCAAGAGCAACAGCAGGCCCGGGCATTCGTGAACCCGGTCCTTCAGCAGCAAGTAAATGAAACCCTGGCAGCGCTCGATGCTCGCCAGTCCCAGGGCATCAAGCCCGAACGCCAATGGTTCTTGGAACGCCAAGAGCGTGGCACTCCCTGCGTTGCCGACCTGTTCGGCTTTTAAGAGGCAATCCCCATGGCTATGACTATCAAGATCGAAACCACCGGCAACTTCCGTACCGGTACCGCTGCCAAGTCCGGCAAGCCCTACTGGATGGCCGAAGCCTTCGCGCACCTGCCGGGCGTGCCGTATCCGCAGAAATTCAGCTACTACGCCGCCTCTCAGCAGGAAGTTCTGCCGGTCGGGCATTACGAGTGCGATATCAGCTGCTCCATCAAGGATGACCGCATTCACTTCGAAGTTGATCCGCGCCAAGCTCGCCGCATTTCCGCACCCGCTCCTAAAGCGGTAGGCGCTAACTAATGACCTACGTCTGCACTGAACTTGTTAACGGCGTCTGCCAAACATGGGTTGTGCAGGCGTCAATAATTCCGCCTCTCAGTACTTCTGATGGGCTGAAACTCGGATGGGCCGTTGTTGCGTGTTACGGCGCTGCCTGGGGATGTGGTTTGTTAACACGCTTTCTTCTATCTCATGAAAGGAATTGAAATATGGATGGCTCTATGATTCCCGCTGATGTACTCACCGCGATCACTGCACTCAAGGGCGATGTTCAAACCATCGGCGGTGCAATGTTCGTTGTTGTGCTGGTAGTGGTGGCGTTCGCCTACTTCCGCCGTTCCGCTCGTTAAGTCGAGCCTCGGCAACTAGGGGGCTTAGCGGCCCCCTTTTTTATTGGAGTTCCTAATGGATGTTGCAAGCTGGGAGTATTCAGGATGGCTAGTTGTTTTCGTTATGGTCTCTTCGTTCTGGCTGCTGTTCTATGCAGCGTCCAAGTAACGGCCGCACCTGTCGTTAGACCTGCGTCTACAACTGATGTCTTTAAGAAGGGTGGACAGACGCTTGATATAAATCGTCACTGGGGAGAGATACTCGACGTAAAGCCCACGCCCACGACCACTGCTAAAGTTAACCTTCCTGTAAATCTTAAGCAGGGTTTTAACTGGTCCCGTGTTGCTTCTTCCGTTAAAAATGCCCTTAAACTTCACCCTGGTAAGGTCGCCGCTACAGCCGGGGCTATTTGGCTTATAGACCAGATTCCTGGCGGTTCCTACGATCCTACAACTGGCTCATATGTTACTAATCCTACAAATACCACTACAACGTATTGGATAGGTGCGTCAAACGGCCGTTATGGCACTGCTGAGCAGGCATGTAAATCCTATTCCGGTAGCTATACTGTTACTGCCAACTCTAATGGCAGTTACTATTGTCGAAATTCATCAGGTCAGGTTATGTGGACCCTGATGCCTCAAGCGCTTCAGTGTCCTTACGGTCATACTAATTACCGCTGTGATGCTGGCCCTAAGGTTGTACCTTTAACCGATTCACAATTTGATTCCGTCGTTTCCCACGTACCTAACATGCCTGAAGATATGTGGAATTCTGGGTTTGGCCATTCTCTTGACTCTATTCCTGGCACCTTTGACGGTCCCGATATTGAAAGCTTCACTGGCCCCTCTAGTGTCGATCTTCCATCCACGAGAACTAGTACAACTGACTCCACCGGCAATACCACTGTGGTTGAATCGTTGCCTTCAATCCGGTTTGACTACGGAACAAATCCTCTCTCAATAACGCCTTCCACGTCTACCACTACAAATACATACACAAACGGCCAGCTTCAAAGCAGTACTGTTACCAATACTCAAACCAATACTAATAACAGCACCGTAGTTACAACGCCTGCCACCGAAGTTCCTACCGACTGCGCATTTATGCCAACTGTTTGCGCATTTATTGATTGGGTTAAACAGCCTTTTACTGAACAGGCCCCCGATTTTTCTGATCTTATTGATGATCAGGACTTTTCAGAATCCATAACGATTGCAGGCAATGCAACCTGCCCAGCTCCAACAATGATCGAAACCAATCTAGGCTCCTTTGAATTCAGCTGGCAGCCTGCTTGTACGTGGGCGGGAATGATTAAGCCTCTTGTCATCATTGCCGCCCTAATTGCAGCAATCTATATCACCCTTGGCGTGGCGAGGTCTGAATAATGCCTGCGATATTGGTAACCATCGGCGTCTACATCATATCCAGCGTCATAGCTAAGATATTCGTTGCCCTTGGCATCGGCGTTTTTACTTATTACGGACTGCTCTCCCTCGTTGAGCGACTTGTACAGCAGGTGCAAATTGCTTTTGGTGGCCTCCCTGCCCAGGTAAGCCAAGTTCTCAGTATTGCCGGAATCCCGGAGGCGCTTTCTATCGTTTGTAGCGCCTTCATCACTCGCGCTTCCATCCAGGCTATTCAAACTTTCTTCGGATCACGCTCATGATTACGCTTATCACCGCTGTTCCAGGTAGTGGCAAAACTCTCTACTGCATCGGCCTGATTTTGAAGGCAGTCGAGGAGGGCAGGCCGGTCTATGCAAATATCTCGGGTCTGAAAATCCCACAATGTCACCCAGCTCCTGACGACTGGCGCGACACGCCTGAAGGCTCTCTCGTTGTTTACGATGAGGCTCAGCAGCCCCACCTGTACCCATCCACCGCACACCGTGGCGAAGTCAAGGACGAACGCCTACGGCAGATGGAAGTTCATCGTCACACCGGTCATGACCTCGTTTTCGTCAGCCAGTCGCCTAGCTTCCTTCACCATCACATCCGCAAGCTGGCCGGCGAGCACATCCATTTGTATCGCGCCTTCGGCGCCAAGATCGTCACCAAATACACTTGGCAGCACACCGTCGATTCCCCCAATGATCGAGGCGAGCAGGGCAGAGCAGACAGCGTTCCGTGGAAGTTTCCCAAGGAGCACTTCCAGTACTATCAGTCGGCCACGATCCACACTCACAAGTTCAAGGTGCCAAAGAAGCTGGCGGCGCTCCTGCTGCTTATCGTCGCTGTTGCTGGCCTTGTCATCTGGAACGCTGCCACCAACGAGAGCAGCCTACTGACCGGCTCAGGTGCTGACATTCATCAACCTGTTGCCTCTGCAACGGCAGCGCCTTCTGAGCCCAGTGGTGTACGCGCAGCGGCCACCACGGGCCAGAAGAAAGCGCTGCCAGCTACGACAACGCTCTATGACTGGTCAGAAACCGAGACGGCCAAGCCTGTTGCTGGCTGCATCTACAACGCGACCCGTTGCCAGTGTTTCGACGCTTCCGGTTCGCTCTACGCGATGGCTCATGCACAATGCTTGTCCGTGGCATCGAACATGCTGCCGCGATCCATCAACGTAGGAGGTTCTAGCCGTGGGTCTTCAAGACAGGGAATGGTTTCAGGAGAGCCGCAACAATCGCTCATCGGCTCGAACCCATTTGCCGAGGCAGCAACCCCGGCGCCGGGGGTTCTTTAGTCACTTCGTCGTGCTCGTCCTGGGCATTGTGATCGGCATTGTCGTTGCCGATCTGCACTGGCTCGACATGCTGCGGCAGCAGCTCCCGTTCTGATGGGGCGATTCGCATAATCTATATTATGTTAAATTTGATATAGGTTGCGTCTGCCAGCTCCGTATCCTCGGCGCTTGCTTCCTCCACTTTCCTGATTGCTACCACCCTCGCTTCTCTTTCGTTCTTCACTAACCGCGAGGCGGTCCCGCGTTTCATCAGCGATG